CATATCAGAAAATTCTTATTTATCCGCTATCGGTGACGATACAGATATGTCGGATGCAATAGCATCGCTACTTAAAAAATATACTGTTGTAAATCTTGGAGCAGGTGAATTTCACGTAGACAGAAATATCACTCTTCCAGAAGGATGCACCATTAACGGACAAGGTGAAAACACAGTAATTATCGCAAAACAGGGATTAAGCTATGTTTTCAACCTCACAAATAAAAATACCGTTAAGAATCTCACTATAAAAGGCGGATATACCGGAACAAAATCATCAGTTGGGAATCATCATGCTATAACCATTATGCAAACAGATTCACATAACAATATCTCAAATATTTATGTTCAGGACTTTGATGGTGCAGGTGTTTATACCGCAGAAACATTTTCCACTGAATTAGGTCATTATTCTAATATTATCGCTAATAGTAGATTTATTAATTGCGGTTGTGGTGTATATCTTGGAACACATTCGGAAGCATTTTTGATTTCAAATTGTGCAATTGTGAGGTCATATATTGGTGTTCATTGCATCGGAGGAAATAACCGCATTGCTGACAGTATTGTGCGAGGATGTGTAAATGGCATTAGCATGGTTTCATCTTCGACATCTGATAATGATGGTCATTCAATATTCAATGGCACAATTATTATTCATAACACTCACGCTATTGTAACGAACACAATAGAATTTGGTGCAGTATTTAGCGGTTGTACAATTTTCTATGGTGATATTATTGTTACGGATTCAAAAGGAATCATGTTTATAGGTTGTGAAATTGGAAGTGTAACAGCTATTTCTTCAACTGGAACAAGTGCAGGATCAAGATTGAGCAATTGTATGTTCAACGCTGTCGATCCAAGCGTAGTAACAGGATTTGTGTTAAACGATTGCACAACATTGACAGGCGGTGCTTTTGAACTTTAAAGGACACTTTAAATTACAATTATGAAAGAAGAAGAAAACACAAAATCATTAACCCGGGAGGAGCTGATCGAGCTCCTCTTGGAGTTTTTTGAGAGGTGGTGACAATCATGGATAGACTTACTTTCGGCATGCGAGTGCTGAACATAACCCAGAGCGGGACGATGCTAGACGGAAAGCCGAATATTAGCCATCCGAACATGGCGCTCGATCTAGCAGGCTCAAACAGCGGAATCGATCCGTACTTGAACCTTGAGGCGGACACATGCTTTTATTGCTCCGGAGCTTTCGGGACGGTATCGACAGGTAACACGAGATTTTTCGTGACCTGTGACGAGATGGGGAGACAGAAAAAGGTTCTCTGTGCCGACGGTGTGGAGCGTGTCGTCACGATTGCGCTGACTCATTCCGGGAAGAGCTTCGCACTGTATCACATCTATAAGCCGACCGATGTCATGTACCAGGAAGGGACGGCAGGATATGCGACAGGCAATCACATCCATCTCGAAGTCGCTGCAGGTGCCCAGAAAACCAAATACAAAGACACGAGGCTCGGGGTGTGGAGGATGCCGAACGAGATGGATCCGAGAAAAGCCTTCTTTATCGACGACAGCGTGACCACGGTCAAATCGACACACGGGCTCACGTTTAAGCATTGCAACGGCTCAAGAGTGGAGGAAAATGAAATGATTTATTTCAGACCAGTGAAGGATAACGTCAGGCTCAGATCGGCACCTGTAAACGGAACGGTGCTGACATACATCTGGACAGGCAACCGTGCCCAGGTACTGGATTTTACCGGGCGGATCGAGTCCGACGGATACGAGTGGGCAAGAGTACGCTACGGCAAGTTTACCGGATACGTTCAATTGGATTTAAAAATGTACGTATTAGAGAAATGAGGTTTTAATTATGAAAATCAACGACAAGACATATGAGATCCTCAAGTGGATCTGTCTGATCTGCCTGCCTGCTATTGCATGGTTTTATGGGGCAATGGCCGAAACGTGGTCGCTCCCATACGGAGATCAGATCGTGACCACAGTAAATGCAGTAGGAACATTAATCGGAATACTTATTGGTGTATCAACTTATAACTACAGGAAGGAAGGCCGCGAATGACATCAGATGCTACAATATCGGTGGCTCTGATCATCTCCCTGATCTCAATCGCCTGTACTCTGTACAACACTTTTTCCGGATCAAAAAAGAGCCAGAAAGGCGAGATGGAAGCCGAGATCGAACGCAGAGCTTCCATCAAAGAAGAATTTGTCAAAGTCAATCTGAAGCTCGACACCTTCTGCAGACAGATGGAAGAGCTGATCCGGAAGCTGGACAAGACCGACGAGCGGTTAGATGATCACGAGAAAAGAATCACAAATTTAGAAAGCAAATGAGGCCTCGAAAGAGGTCTTTTTTTTATTTTTTGTATAACAAAATGTATAAAAAAAGTAATTTTATAAAGCTGTGTATTATCATTCGAGTCCCTTCGGGCACGCTTAATCTGAGTCGATTTTGCGTAAAAATATAACAAAATTGACTCTTTTTTTACATATTTTATAACTTTTATGAGCATATGTGAGCATGCATTAGCACCGATTTCTCAAATTTGTATAAAATTTTGTATAAAAAAACGACCAGATAATCGTATTGGGACAACTATCTGGTCTTCAACATGTGCAAATTTATTTTAACTCAGTTTGCGATTCTGTACAAGGGCATATCTCTCTTGCTGGTCATCGTTGACGTAGTACAAAGTCATAGACTCGGATTTGTGTCCCATCAATCGCTGCGCTGACTTCTTATTTGTAGCCGTGTTATAGACATCGGTGGCGAACAAGTGTCGGCACATATAAAGCGTGACTCTCGGAAGGCTGCGCTTCTTCCGCATGTGAAGAAGAGTGGTGTCCAGATCGGCGACCTCATAGGGAAGACCATCTGCATCCGGAAAAAGAAGATCTTGTTTTGCATTCTCGAATCTTTCTTTGAGAAGTGAAAGAATTTCTTTAGCAATCGGAATCTCACGCATAGATCCATCCGTTTTGGTGCTGATCAGCTGTCTTGTGTGGTTTCTGGTCGATCCCACGGACTGATAGACATTGATCGTCTCGGTGGCAAAGTCAATTTCAGACTTAGCAAGGGCAAGAGCTTCCTGTGGTCTTAGCCCTTCGTAGAACATGATCAAGATGATATCGTGGATGTCCTGAGCACGTCTGCGTGACTGATCGGAATCGCCATATGTTTTCAGATTTTCCAGTGTGGTGATCACGTCATCGTAAGTACATGACATCTGTCTAGGCTTGGTCGGTACTTTGGATCTTGGCATCTTGATGGCAATCGTCCGATCTATGACCGGTATCTCTTTGATCATCGCTGTTTGAAAGATCTGATGCCATACCGTCTTGCATCGTGACACCGAGTCCTGAGAATGCGTCTCGGCAAAGGTGTTCAAGTTTAATATGACATCTTCTGTCGTGACTTTTGTCACACTCTTGAATTTCAGATCTTCCGTCATCATGGCATCGTAAATGATCCGGTGCCACTCTTTTGTCTTGGCTGAAAGATTAAACAGATCCAGTGATGTATTGAAGCAGTCATCGACCGTCATTGTATAGTATTCGAATGATTCCCTTTCGATTTCCTCGAGCGCCTTGTCTCGGGCTTTTTTGGCCTGTTTCAGAGCGGTCTTTTTGTCTCCGTAGAATTTAACGTAGAACTGTCCGCATGAGCGTGTGGCTCGTTTACCTGCCTTTGTCGTGTACGATACGGTGACTTGGTAATATGTCCCGTGCTTTTTGGATGTTAACTCGGTAATATATTTTTCTTTCATGATGTGGATTCCTTCTCTTGCTTAGCAAGCAGTGTTTCCGCCATCATCTCCAGTACCTGCTTGTTGTATTCGTTTAATCTGGCATAAGTCTGATCCAGATTTGATGATTGGTGTTCTGCGACGATTCCTTCTCCGGAAAGAATGTCATCGTAAAGCAAGCTGATCTGGATGTCATCGACACGCTTCATCAGCTCGTGGAGAGTAATGCCCATCCCTGTCGCAATCTGCTTTAACAGTTTGAACGAAGGGGTGGTGATCTGCTCGTTTTCAAGTCGGTTGATATATTGGTGTGAACAATTACATTTTTCTGCAAACGCTCTGATCGATAGACGATTAGCCTTTCGGTACTGTTTAATGTACTCTGATAATTTCATATTCCCCATCCTCTTTTCATCTTTTAATATATAAGAAAACACTGTTCAAGTCAAATTAAATAGACAAAATACAAATTATGGTTGACACCGTAAAATGTGGCTATTAAAATAGACAGTGCAAGGAGGTTAGCATGGCAATCAAAATCAAGAACCGAAGGCTCCTAAAGGGGCTGACTCAACAGGAACTGGCTGATATTTGCGGATGTTCCAGGCAATATATCAATCAGATCGAGGTTGATGGCGAAACAAACGTGTCTTCTAAGCTATTAGTCAAACTGGCTGAAGCACTCGACTGCACAATGGACGATATTTTTTTTAAGGATATTGGCTATTCTGATGGGCAAGTTGAAATTATTGACTATTCAAGAAGTGATGGCTGAGTTGCAGGTTTCGAGACACTACATCGAATGGATCAGAGATTACAAACTATTGAAAATGTGGAAAGTTGGCAAGTTCTGGCGGACAACCTACGAGGACATCTCTGATTTCATCGAACTGACTCGTGGGTATGATTTATCCGGAAAGGGTGACATCATAAACTTCGCCATCACTCACAAATTAATTTAAAATCTGACTTCCTTAGTCATCGTTCAAGAATCGGCACCGTGTGCGCAATACGCCATTGGGAAATCATTTTTTATTCATATTGTAGATTTTTTGGACATAGATTTTAAGCCGAGAATTTAGGCATTCCGTCCCTGGCACTCCCTCCTAAAAAATTAAATGCCAGGCTTCTGCGGTGCCGGTTCCTGTGCGGTGACTGAGGCAAAAAAAAGATGCGCCACCATTGACCAACAGGCACATCTTTCGCGTGATTGGCGCTTATTAAAAAATAAGCGTCTCCATTATACCAGAAAGAGAGGATAAACGAAAATGGAGAAAGTATTTAGAAAAATTAAGGCTATCGATTGGGGCTTTGTGCTCCTGTGCGCAATGTGGGCAGGCATGGGGATCTATCTCTGGCTCAAGTTCTGGAGGTTCATCTGATGTTCAAACAGCCATCATACGTTGCCACAAGATGCAACAAGGAACTTCTCAGGGGAGAGTACAGAGGATTTGAATATCGCATCATGGATTTGGGAACACATCCTACGGCATATGTGAAAATTCCTAGGAATCATCCGTATTACAAAAAAGACTGGTCGAATGCCAGCATCGACATCGAAGTGCATGGCGGTCTTACCTATAGCAGAAACTATCTGACATGCGAAGCAGGCCATCTGAGCGGTTGGTGGATCGGTTGGGATTACGCACACTATGGTGACCATCTTGGTTGGGAAAATTACAACGGCAAGAGATGGACAACAGAGGAAATCTTAAAAGATGTGACACATGTCATAGATCAGTGTGTGGAGGTGATCAAATGAGCACGATCATCATGGTCAAGGAAGACGGAGAGGAGTTCGCATCGATATGGTGACGACAGTATTATCGGCCTCGGTGCTTATCATCAGCATGACGGTCTGCTATATCGCTTACACAATGCAGAGGCACGAGAAGGCGCTCCACCACGTCACGGAAATCCTCGAAAGAATGACGTCATGGGTTGAGGATCTTGACAAGAGCCAGTGTATGCTTTCCCAAAAAATCTCATACATGGACACCCGTGTCTCGTATCTCGAGGGCAAGGTGATGGACATGGAGAAAGAGATCAAGAAGATGAAAGACACTGCGGTGATACTGGAGGCAAATCATGAACGAGATTAACACCGATGCACTGGCTGAGGCGCACTATGCGAAATACGATCCGGCATACCAGACGGAGGAAGATTTGGAAATGGAAAAAGAAAAGATCGAGTCCAGAGCTTTACAGGTTTTTGAGATTACAGTGAAGAATGTGCTTAAGGTTCTGGACGACGATGAATTGCATGCACTTGCAGAGAATCGTGAGGAGATCTGCGAGTGGTTGGATGAATTACTGGAGGAGTATGAATGAGCAACTTATACGAATTAACAGGACAATACCTGCAATTACAGGCCTTGCTGGAAGCAGGGGATGAAGAATATCCGGTCGATCTGTTAACAATCGGAGACGAACTGGATCACAAAATCGAAAATTATGGATTTATCATCCGCAACTTTGAATCCGAGTCTGATGCTCTGGATGCTGAGATCAAACGGCTCCAGGAGCGTAAGAAGACCACCGACAAGGCAATCGACCGTATGAAAGGCATGGTCATGCAGACGATGAAAGCGACTGACAAGACAAAGATAACCACACCACACTTCAAATTTACGGTTGCACGAACAGGCGGAAAAACTCCGGTGGTGATCAATGGCGATGTACCGCATGAATGGTGCAAGGTTAAATATGAACCGGACAAAGACAAGATCCGCAAAGCAATCGAGGAAGATGGCGAAGTCTTGGACTTTGCCGAGCTAGGAGAAAGGACTGAATATCTCAGAATGAAATAATATGGCAATACTGGTAATGATTTTAGGCGAAAGCGGAACAGGCAAATCTGCATCACTCCGCAACTTTAAAAAAGAAGATCTTGCAGTGGTTAACGTGATCGGCAAGCCATTGCCGTTCAGATCCAAAGGATTTGAGACCATCAATTCCGATGATTACACCAAGATCCGCAATTTTCTCAAAAAGACAGACAAGAAAACGATCGTGATTGACGATGCTCAATACTTAATGGCTAACGAGTTCATGCGCAGAGCAAAAGAGACAGGATATCAGAAATTCACCGACATCGGGCAAAACTTCTGGAATCTGATGAATTACTGTCGTCAGCTTCCGAATGATGTGATCGTGTACTTCCTGCAGCATACTGAAACATCTGCAGATGGATCAACGACCAAAGCCAAGACCATCGGCAAGATGCTGGACGAGAAGATCTCACTGGAAGGCATGTGCACGATTGTGTTGCGAACCAGTGTCGAGGATGGCGTTTACTCATTCACCACACACAACTCAGGGCAGGACACAGTCAAGTCACCTGTTGGAATGTTTGAATCGGATCTGATCCCGAATGATCTGAAGATCGTAGACGGGCATATCCGTGAATATTACGGAATGGATGTCACTGATCCCGATCCAGAGCCTGCACAGAAGCCAAAAGCGGAAGATCCGGTTATGTCTGCGGATGGCGCTTACTTTGACATCACGGCACCGGATACCGGCATTGTGGATGATGATAATCCGCTTCTGAATACCACCGAGTACGGACGGATCAAGCGAGTCTTGGATGCAAACGGAATCACTGACGAGGAATTGAAAGCGTTAGTTGCCGAGAAAGGCATCTATTCCGAAGATACACGCATCTCGGATTATGATCCGGACTTTATCGATTATCTGATCGACAACATCAAGAAAATTCAAAAAGCAATAATTACAAAAAGGCAGCCTATAGATTTGGAGGATTAACAAATGGCAAACAGTAAGTATTCAATGACTTTCGATGTACCTGAGCAGGAGTATGTGCTTCTTGCTCCGGGCGATTATGACTTCACGGTCGACTCAGTAGATTATGGCGATTACAACGGCGGAACAAAGATTCCGCCATGCCCGATGGTTACGGTCAACATTCACGTAGATACCGATCAGGGCAGAGCGTTCTTGAAACAGAACTTCTACATCTGCCAGGAAGGCGCAGGCTTGATCGCTGCTTTCTACAAATCCATCGGCATGCTGAAGGATGGGCAGAAGACATTTGCTCCCGAATGGGAAAAAATCACAGGGAAAACAGGAATTGTGAAAACAGAACAGCGTGAATACAACGGCAACATGTATAACCGTGTCAGCCGTTTCCAAGCGCCGAAGAAGAAAGCAAAAAAGAGCTGGAGCGATACGGAATGGTGATCACGTTCACTGTTCCCGGTGAACCGAAAGGCAAGGGACGGCCTAGATTAGGCCGTTCCGGCCATGCGTATACACCGCACGATACTGCTAATTATGAAAATCTGGTCAAAGTATGCTTTGCAGAGGCATATACAGATTTTGAACCACTTGACTGCGAGGTCTATGTGGATATTACCGCAATTTACAAGATACCTAAATCGGCATCAAAGAAGAAATCACTGGACATGCAGATGGGCATCGTGAATCCCACAAAGAAGCCTGATCTCGACAACATCGCAAAGATCATCTGTGACTCTCTGAACGGCATGGCTTACGGCGATGACTCACAGGTCACCAAGCTGATCGTCCGCAAGGTTTACGGATTACAGCCCAGAGTCGATGTAAAAATAGGGTGGCAAGATGGAGAAGATTAACGAATTACTGGAATACATAGATCCTGCATCACTCTCATACCAGGAATGGCTCAATGTGGGCATGGCTCTCAAGGAAGAGGGATGCGACATCGAAGTATGGAAGAAATGGTCGAGAAGCGATGCAGAGCGATATGACGATGCCACATGCGATATCAAATGGGATACTTTCCACAGACACGACATCACAGGCGGAACACTTGTGCAGATGGCGAAAGAAAGAGGATGGTCTCCAGATCCGAAAATCAGAGTGCTGATGACCGGCACTGACAAATACAAGAAGACATTCACTTTCTTGAGCGATGATGTTGTGCCAAATACCACACCTGCATTTCAAGAACCGGCATCATGGAAGCCCGAGCAAGATCTTGTTAAGTATCTCGAGGTGATGTTTGATCCGTCCGATATCATCGGTTACACGATGGGCTCCACACAGAATGCCAAAGGCAAGTTTGTTCCGTTTGGCAAAGGCTCATACACAAACAATGTCGGTCAGCTGATTGACATGCTGAACAGTGGAGAGCCTATCGAGCGTGTATTTGGCTCTTATAACCGCAATGGCGGTGCATGGATCCGGATCAATCCGCTGGACGGTCAGGGCATCGAGGACAAGAATGTCACTTCTTACAACAACTTATTAGTTGAATGTGACAATCTGCCGATTGATGAACAGATCACCAAACTGGAACAGGTGCGGATACCGATCAAGGCTCTGGTCTATTCCGGAGGCAAGTCAGTCCATGCGATCGTTCCTGTGAATGCCATGTCTGAGCGTGAATACCGGTTCAATTTCAATTTCATCAGAAACATGCTGAAAGAAGCAGGACTCGAGATTGACTCGGCAAACATCAATCCGTCACGATTGTCACGGCTTCCGGGTGTCTACAGAGGAGACCACAAACAATTCTTAATTAAGACCAACATCGGAATGCCCTCGTTCCAGGAATGGAAAGAATGGATTTCCGCAAAAAATGACGGACTTCCGGATATCATCAATCTGAGAGACATCTGGGACAACATGCCACCACTGAAACCTGAGCTGATTGAGGGCATTCTCAGAATCAGTCACAAGATGATCATCGCATCGACATCCAAAGCCGGAAAGACATTCATTCTGATGGAGCTGGCAATGGCGATCGCTGAAGGGATGAACTGGATCGGGCATCGGTGCAAGAAGGGCAAAGTGTTGTACATCAACATGGAATTGGACAAAGATTCCTTTGAAAACAGATTCAAGGACATTTACAAGCGGATGGGAATGGATGTCGGAAACCATGTCGAGAACATTGACATCTGGAATCTCAGAGGCGCAGACAAGACTATATCCGAATTAGCGCCGTTTGTTATCAACCGGATGAAAGATCAGGGATATCTTGCAGTCATGATCGATCCTCTCTACAAGGTTCTTGAAGGCGATGAGAACTCGAACGGAGACGTGGCACGAGTGGTCGCTAAGTTTGACAAGATTGCAGAAGAGACTGGTGCAGCAGTAATTTATGCTCACCACTTTGCAAAGGGATCATCGGCATCAAAGTCAATCATTGATCGAGCAGCAGGAGCCGGAACCTTTGCCAGAGATCCGGATGCAATTCTGACGATGACTCAACTGGACTGGTGCCCTGGAGTAGAGGCAGAGAAAGACTGGACTGCATGGAGAGTGGAGTCAACACTAAGAGAGTTCAAGGCAATTCAGCCTGTGGATCTGTTCTTTAACTGGCCGATCCATACCGTGGATTATGATGGCAGACTGGCAGAGTGTGAGCTGTTGTCTAGTGAAAATAACAAGAGATCAAAGATGGTCTTGCGTGATCAGAAGGGCGAAATTGAAGATCTGATCGCTCAGTGCGATCTATACGATGTGAACGGAAGACAGTGCTTTAAGTCTTCAGATCTGACGAAAACAAACGAATCTTCACCGAATCCGCTGAGCAGATCAACCCTGTATGACCGCCTTAAAGAGGCAGGTTATGAGCAGGTAAAACGTGGATTTTGGGGGAAAATTGAAGAAGATTGACATTTGTTTGTCGAAACCCTATAGGTTTCGTCGACAAACTGAGTTTGTTTGTCGAAACCCTATATAAAGAGATACGACAAACAAACAAACAAACGAATGTCTGATCTGTCGCTAAGGGGATGATTGACGAGCCTGCTTAACAGGCGCTCGTCAACATCTTTCCCTGTACGCGACTAAAAGGTTGTGACAACAAAGGGGAAAAAGCAAAAATGACAACAAAGAAATTTTGGACTAATACATGGCAATACAACAGAATTATGGAGATCCTCGAAGACTACTGGCTGACAGAACCGGAAGAAGATTTTGTCCAGGTGGACATGGATTTTATCAAAGGCGAAGAGTTCCAGACCAAGCGCATCATTTGGTACAGAGATTCAATTAAGATAGATTACCCTGATCCTGTGTCAAACATGGCCGATGTACTGAAAGCTATGGAGGTCATCAATCCGAGACTGAATGAATTTGCCAAAAACATAAGCGAAGAGCTTGGCATTGATGAATACGATGTATGGGAACATATCGAGCATTACTCTAAAATGTATTTCATTAATCGATATCAGAAAGCGATCGAAGAAAATGATGAAGACTGAAAAATACCGCAGTTGGGATCGAGTCTTCGGATTCGGTTGCGAAAATTTCAAATTTAAGGAATGGCCGAGCAAGAACGGATCTAACAAATATTTGAAGGACTGTCCGTGTGAACAGATCAATGATCCGGATCTACCATTCTGATTTTAGGAGGGAATAATGGAAGAAAAAATATATCCGCATCTACGGACAGTTGACAAAGACGATGTGATTGCACTGCTGAGCAATTTCGAATCACAGGTTCGCAGATCTGACAACAAGAACCGAATGGTCATGGCTGACACGATCAGCAGATGCATCGTCATGATTCATGGCATGGACATGTTGGAATCTGTTCCGGTGGACTTTATCGAGACGGAGATCCAGAAAATACTTAAAGTGAAAAAGGATGATGCACAGACATTCGCAATGCATCTGGAATCACTGGTCAACTCATGGCGGAAGAAGTCAAAAGCATATCTGCAACCGAATGCAGTCGAGAACTTTATCAGCTGGGCATGCAGATGGACACTCGAACAGGATGATCTCAGGAACAAGGACAAATATTTGCAGTTTATGCAGAATCTGATCAATGCATGGAACGAAAGAGAGGAGACAAATGAAAATTTATAATTGCTTTAAATACAGCAGCAGTGATGATACATACTCGCTGACAGTTGATAAGACAGTTATCAATCTGATAATGGCTGAGTTGGAAACTGAGGCGAAGATACTGGTCAATGATGGCAAGCTGATGGAAGCTAAGCCTGTGATTGACCAGTGGAACGAATTGCGGATAATGATTGATGCGTGGGAAGAGGAAGCAAATGAAGAGGCGCAGCCATGACACGGTACTATATCGTGGCGGTTGAGGATGAAGAGCGGAACATGGACACGAGATATGTCGGGCAGATCCGCTCTTATCCGGAGCTGATACACTGCAGGGACTGCGCCTACCATGAGCCGGATGACTACTGTCACATAAGAGACGGCTTATGGTATGACAATGACTCTTGCCCTTCAGCAGAAAGGAAAACAGAATGAACAACCCTATGAAAGATATCGGATATGACATATCCGAGATGAAGCTTTATGAAGACAATACTATGACAGTGGAAATCGACACATCCGACTGGACACTGGAACAGTGGGCAGCGATACTTGGCGGTGTGCCGATTGTCCGTTGCAAGGATTGCAAGCACTCTGCAACAGGGAATTATTTCAAAGGAATAATGTGTGGAAAATACAGGAATGAACGTGGGATGCTGTTTATTTCGGTCGAAGAAAACGATTATTGCTCTAGAGCAGAAAGGAAAACAGAATGAGCCAGTTTATTACAGTACATGAAAAAATTAACGGCACAGCTGTGGCGATTAATACAGACCATATTTTCACGATCTGCACAGGAGTCACAGGCACGACGATCTCACTGCGGTCTAGAAATTTCATATGGTGCCGTGAAACATTGGACGAGATACTGCAGATGGTCGAAGCTGTTGCAGTTATAAGGTGCAAGGATTGCATCAAAAAACCGATATGTACGATATACCTAGAAACTAATGACGATTATGGCTATTGTTCCATGGCAGAGAGGAGAACAGAATGA